CGATTTTGCCGCTAGTCAATGTCACGCTGGTGAACACGCCTTCAATCTCGTCGCCCTTTCCCAAAGGTACCGAGGTGAAAGCATTGCCGCTTGCATTTTGGACCGTCGCAGCACTGATCACGGCGTCGGCCACGGCATATAACTTCCAGAACCGACCGGTATGGGCTGCAGTGTCGCTGATGTACTCAAAGCCAATGTTGTAGGTGTCGTTTTCAGCCATTGTTAGCTCCTGCGGATCGAAAAATTGCCTGGTCCACTGATTCTAAGGCCTGTCAGATATCTTTCAAAAATTGGTGGCACACGATCAGCGCCCGTGGCTGGGCTGCTGGCTCCAGCGGTGGTCACACTCAGACTGCCAATGCTCACGCTCTTGTAATCTTCCAGCCCGCTCAAAGCAAGTCCGTCTTTGTTGCTATTAAGATATACGGCCAGGACGCACTGGGCTTTTTTGACCTGATCCGGAATTTCAGTGTCTGTGTAATAATCCGTGGTAATGCGAAACGGAAAGCCGACAGCATAGGTGTTGATATAAGTATCAGGCTTACGCACGCCGGTGCGTGGCCACTGTAGGGCTTGAGTATCTGTAACCCGAGCACCAAGGAAGCGTTCACGATCTAGGCGTTGAGTTGCGGTATATAGTGCTCGGTTTTTTTGATCTGTCGTTGCAGTCGCCCAGGCCGTTACGTCATCATCCTGGACGAATCCTTCAATCACCAGTTCCGCCGCTGCCAGCGTCAGGTAACTGTTGGCGTTTGCGCCGCCCACTGTTGCGTCGATTGTTATTGCCATCTGTGGACAGCGGTTGGTCTGGAGTTACTTCAAGTTTAGGCTCGGGCTCCGCTATAGAAAAAGAGGCCCCAGCCGTAGCCAGAGCCTCCCGTTCACGCAGTCGCCGGAAAGCGAACAGCCCCATCAGACGCGCTTCAGCAGCACGGTGAGGATCACACCAGCCAGAGTGGTGGTGGTACCGGTCACATCGAGAGACAGGCGGTCGCCAGCCTCGAGGATGAGATGAGCAGCGGTGCTGGTCAGTTCACCAGAATCAGCCGCATCGAACTTCTGCTCGGTCAGAGCAGTGCCTTTGAGGTTGATCTTGGTGGTACCAAGCAGGTCATCACCAGCGGTGGCGGCTTCGGTGCCTTGGCAACGACGAATCGTGCCAGTGACATCGGAGCCGTCATTACCAGCAGTGGCGTGCACCTCACGGATGCTGACCACTTCGCACTTCGCCGGAGCGGTGAAGAACTGCACATCAGCCACCGAGGAGGCGATGTAGTGGGTGGCAGTGATGTACTGCTCAGTGGACAGTTCAAACTGGGAAGGTTGTGCCATGATTAGTTACCTCAATCCATGTTGGAGGTATTAGTGGCGCGCACGATGCCGAGGTTCTTCAGCTCGTACACCTTCGACCAGTTGCTCACGGTCTCCAGCTGAGCGCGGGTGGGGTTGGTGGTGGTCACCCCCCATTTTGCGCCAACGGGGTGATAGCAATAGTGCAGGTCGATCGACATGGCATCGCTCTTGGCGAGGATGTCACGGTCGGTCTCAGTCTGCATTGCCATCTGCTCGCCACTGGCAACAGCGCCAGCAGTGAAGAAGTAGGTGGCATACTCGGTCGAAGAACCGCTGCCATCGGTCTGCACATCGTCAGACACGATCACACGCAGGCCCATGTAGGTGGGCACGCTGACCGGACCGTATGCGGAGGCAATGCTGCCACCCACAAAATCAGTCACGCTGGAAGTGAGACGGGCATCAGTCTCGGTCACGTAGTCGATCGCCTTGCGCTCAACGAGGTCGTAGTAGACCTTGGAGTGCATAGCAACGGCAGCCAGCTTGTCGCCCTGGTCACCCAGGAGGGCGCGGGCTTCAGCCACGTGACGGGGGCTCAGCGTGGTCGGGGTATCGCCCGATTCGCCATCGATGGTCAGGCCAAAGAAGGCGGCAGAGCTGCTGGTAGCGCCCAGGCTGCCGAACACACCGCCGAGGCAGGACAGCAGGTCCTTCTGGCGCTGGTTGGCAACGTAATCGGCAATTTTGGCGCCGATGGCGGCCATGGGGTCAGCGCCGGCTGCCAGGGCAGCAAGGTCGCGGGCCTCGAAGGCACGACCACGGTGCAGGATCACGCCGACTTGCTTGTCAGCAGTGATTTTGCCGGGGGTCAGACTGGTGCTGTCAGACAGCACTTCAAAGTCGCCGGAAAGGTTGGCTTTCCAGAAAGGCACGTTGATAAAATCACCGCCCTCCGTGGCATTCAGCTCAGCCATCGGCTGCACCACACCGGAAGCCAGGAAGGCATCACGCTGGGTGGTCTGCTCGATGACGTACGGCGTAAATACCTCGGGGATGATGATGTCAGAGCGAAGAGTCGCCACGACAAATCCTCAAGATTGGTTTACGGTTGTGGGCGTAGCCCCAGCGGCTCGGCGTAACCTTGCTCACTTACAGCTTCATCTTACATCGATTTAGCTGCAGCTTTCATTCTCTCATATAGATCGCGGTCAGTCCGGAACAGTCGCGATTGCTCAGTGAGATTGAAATGCTCGGGCGTGAATGGATTCTTCAGGCCGGTCGGCATTTCGCTCGAGCCACGGTTGGTCGGTGCACCGCTGCCCTGGGGCTTGGGCTGTTTCTGCATCCATGCGGGCAGCGTCTTTGCCCATTCCTGAACCGGAATGCGCTGGTAGCCGTCCACCACCACGACTGTGCCATCCTGCTCACGCTCGATCTTGTCGGCGCTGAGCTTGGTCTTGAGGATCAAATCGGGGTCGTGTACAACATCTGCCAGCGCAGACACGGCAGGACTGACAAGCTCCAATTCCCTGACGCGTGCTTCAAGCTCAGATATCCGCTTGTCTTTTTCAGACGTGACATCGCGGAACTGCTGCTCTAATGCCTGACGAGCTTCGCTGTACTTGCCTTGGCTTTCGAGCTCTTCCTGCTCTTTGCGACGCTTGAACTCGAGCAGCTCGTTGACATCTACGCCATCTGGCACGGGCGGCGTCTTGGACTTCAAGTCCTTGATCTTGCCGATCAATTCGTGATTTTTGCGCTCAAGCGCCTCGATGCTGCGCTTCAGGGCAGTGAGATCTTCAGTATCAGTCGCCGTAGGCTCCTGAATGATTTCGTCAGACATGAATGACCCGTAGGGCTATTTCAGACACATCTTAACTGATCACTTTTTGCCGCGCTTGCCTTTTTTGGGCACGCCAGCTTGGCGCAGTGCAATCGCAAGTGCCTGTTTCTTGCTCTTGACGGTTGGGCCTTTACCAGGCCCAGGCTTGCCGCTGTGCAATTGACCGGCCTTGAACTCAGACATCACTTTGCCGATCTTGGCCTGCTTTTTGCTCATGTCTTTAGGCATCGATCCTGCCGTAACGGCGACGCAACTGATCCAAGGTTAATTCTGACCCGTCGTCACGTACCAACTTCGCCATCGCATTGTCGGCGCCATACTCTTGGGTCAGCTTGTCGAAGTATGCGACCTTCGATTTGCCCAGCACATCGGCCTTGACTGATGCAGGCTGGTCGTAGAGCCACTTGCCATATGTGGTGTTGGCAGGCACTGGCCCATCCATGCTCGCCCTGCGGCCTGCCGCTGGTGGCACGAAGTCGTATCCGGCCTCCTTCAGGCCTTCATAGTCCACGATCGGCACCGTGGTGCTGCGGCAGTTGAAATGCTGCGGCGGCATCGGCCCTTTGCCGTACTCAAACTCTTTGCCATCGAGTGCCCGGCAGATCGGTGATGTCTTGGTGTCGAGCGTGGCAACATACTTGTACTTTTTGGTGATATCTTGATTGGCCTCATACACCTGCTGGCTGGCTGTGTTCGCCACTTGGTTGATACTGGTTCTGACCAACGCCATGATCTGATTGTCTGCGATGGCAGTGGACTGGCCACCGGCTGCGATCAGCTGTCGCACGGATTTGGCCTCTTCGCCAAACTGCAGAGAGCCAATCAGCTTCTTTGCGATCTGCGGTGTCGTCTCGCCCGACAGGAGCCCCGTCCGCACCGTTTGGCTGAATCTTTCGGCCTGATCTACCGCCAAGCCCCGAAAGGCCTTCTCGACGGTCTTTCCGTTGGGCAACGTGATGGTGGTGCCTTGTGATGCAGTCAAACTGAATGTTTGCGGCGCGCCCTGGACTGCAGCCACCAAGTCATCGCTCAGTGTCACCACATTGATCTGCGTTGGATCCGTTGTGACCACGGATTCTGCAAATTGCGGGCCGATCTCTACCGTGTTGACCAGTCTGCGCGCATCTTTGGGCAGAGCCTTGCGCAGCTGCTCAGCTACGAACTCAGACTGCAACTCGGCCAGCCCCTGCAGCTCATTGGTGGCCAGTTCTGTGCTGTCGCCTGCCCAAGTTCCGAGGCTCTCTTTGAGCTGTTGCAAGATTCCACGCAGCCTTGCTGCCTTATTGGGCGCTGACAGCTCATCGATAGTGCGCAGTTGGTCTACGGCATTGATGATCATGTCGTTGTAGGCGTTGATGATGCGCCTGGCCACGCTGTTGCTGTAGCGATTCAGATCGATCGCGTTTCGATACAGCGCTGCCGGTACGACCATCAATCAAGCCCAAACTCTGCAGGGTCTAAATCACACATCACGGTCACATCAGCGCCACATTGGATGGCCTGTGTGACTGCGGCCATAAATGCTTCATAGCTGTTGTTGGTGCGCTCCACGATCTGGAATTCATCTACCTCCTGGGGCCTGCCCTCTTTGAACCAGCTGAGCCGCACCACAGCGAAGATGTGGTCAGGCAATGGTTTGCGGCTGTAGCCCAGCGTCTGGCGCCGTGGTGGCCGCGGCTCCAGGGGATCTGTGACGTCCACAATGTGGTCTGTCATCACTCTTCGATCGGCGGCATCTCTTCATCGACGCTGGGCGGTTCAACCGCTGGGCCTTCCATCTCGATCAGACCCCCCGACTGGGTGGCCATAATCTCTTCATCAGTATCAAAATCGTCGCCCAATACTTCGCCCTGTGCCAGCTGGTCGAGCAGCGTCTTTTGGGTGATCGTGCCTGCGGTGTAGAGCTGCAGTAATGCCAGCTGCTCTGCGGGATCAAGCTTGGTGCCCACAAAATCGCGGTTGACCAGACAATTACCAGCCTGAGCGATGTTCAAGTAATCAGCGTGGAACTGCAAGCAGTTGTCGATCAGATCTTGCACCTGTTGAGCAATCACCATCATGGTGCTGTCGCCTTGGCTCCGGTCGATCCGTTTGGCTTCTGCAGTCTCTGCTGACAGCTTTTGTCCAAGCACTGCAGACAAACCCAGCTCGTTGATCTGTTTTTCGAGCTGCTCCATGCGGCGGAATTGGGAATCGAAACTCGATCCGCCGGGCTCGATATACTCGGCGCGCCCCTCTGCTGGGAATGCGATCGCCTCGCCAGGCCCTGCTGATACCTCCTCGGCTGCGGATGGGAATCCGAAGAATGCCAGCATCGGCACTGCTGAAATGTGCAGCTGGTTGTCAAGATCGCTCTGCACCTGGTACATCTTCAGGTTGAGCTCTGCGATGTCCTCGAGCGGCGGCCTCGAGTCCATGAATCCAACGCGGTTGGCATAGGCCACTGTGAATGGGATCTCGGGCAGACTGGTGCCACCCTGCTCGGTGCGTGCCCACTCAGATTTCTCGTTGCGCTGCCAAATCTCGTATTCACCAGGCTTGAGCACGCGCACCTGGTCTACCTGTTTTTCGCCCCAATCACCATCGGGCAGAATCACAGACTCGCGCAGGCGTAGCTGTGTCAAGCGCTGCGATCCATTGGCCTGCTCGGTGCGCCACCCGAGGATGTCCCGCGGCGTGTAGGTTACCCAATAGGGGCGACCCTCACCACCCTGCGGCGCGTCCACCAGTACACCCATGTGTCCGTACCTGACCAACTTGCGGGCGGTCTCGTAGGTCCACACGTTCAGGTCGTGGCCCTGCAGGTCAACGTCAAACAGGTGCTCACGCACGATGTCATCGACGTTCTCGAGCCGCACCGGTTTGCGGGTGAGCATGCCTGCAAGCATCCGCTCGAGGCGTTGGTAATATGGCGGGCACACACTGCGCGCCAGGCGGTTGTCGTAGCTTTCGTCGAGTTCCCTGGGCTCTTGGGGAAGATATCTACGATGCTTCCTACGCATGCCGTAAGTGCCCTGCATCAGGTCCTCGATCAGCACCCAATGTGGCTCTTGAGC